GAGGGGCAGACTCCCTCGTGGCTGAATGGCGAAGCAGGCGGCTTTTAACCGTCGGGCACAGGTTCGATTCCTGTCGGGGGAACAAAATATTGGAGTATCGCTTAATTGGTTAAAGCACTCGGCTGATACCCGAGAGATTGTAGGTTCGAGTCCTGCTATTCCAACAAGAAGAAAGAGACCTTATACTGTTCTTTAATTAGTGGAGAAGGTGACAGGTGTGGAGAGACACACATAACCGAGATGTAGCTTAATGGCTCAAAGCGCTACGCTTCCAACGTAGAGACGGGGTTCGATTCCCACATTTCGGTCAACATATAATGCGGAGTAATTTTCAATAGGTAAGAAGACGGTCTCATAAGCCGAGGTATGTGGGTTCGATTCCCATCTCCGCAACCAATACAGGGTAGAAGTGTTGGTTAATTGGTAACATTCCTGACTGTCACTCAGGAGATTGCGGGTTCGACCCCCGTGTGCCCTGCTAAATAATGCCCCGTGTAGTATAACGGTTTATTACGGCTGTTTTGTAATCAGCAGATGCGGTTCGAATCCGACATAGGGCTCAACAGTACCCACCATACCTCTAAAAGAGTGTGTCCTATACCTCATATGTATCCAAGGGTGGGTCTTTTGCTAAATGCTTCGGTAACTCAGTTAGGTTCAGAGTACTTGTTTTACACGCAAGAGGTCGAAGGTTCGAGTCCTTCCCGAAGTACAAATGCCCGTGTAACCGTGCCATTTTTCTAAATTGGTAAACGTAATTGGAGTTGAAAATGAGTGTTCGAATCACTCGGCGGGTTCTATGCTGTCGTAGCTTATGAGGTAAAAGCGCAGGTCTTATATGCCTGAGATAGCAGGTTCGAATCCTGCGGACAGTACAAATTTGCATATTTCAAATTAATTTTGTATATTTGCCATATGAAACAACATATACAAGTATTAGAGCAAGCATTGAACAAAGCTACTACTATGGGAGCGTTCACTTTGAAAGAAGCAGGAATGGTCGATAATTCTCTATCGGCACTAAAACACGAATTTGCTAAGGGAAGCCTTGACAAAGCTATCGAAGAGATGAAAGACAATAATTTAGTTGAACAAACTAAAGAAGCAACAGAGCAAGGAGATAACCATGCCGTAGTTGCAGGGAATGATTAATGATTACGGTTTTACCGTAATAAAAGTATATTAAAAAATTTTGTATATTCGCAACATGAGAGCATTATTTAGTTCATATTGTAATTCTAATTGGTCGTTTACCAACGGCGCAGGATTCGTATGTTCTAAAATTAATGGTTTCTAAGAAAGCAATTTTTTTATAGAGAACTAGGAAAGTCCTGCCAATTTGGTGGGACTTTTTTATTTGTGGATATAGCTGAGGTGGTTTAGCGCTAGAGTGAAGTCCTAGAGAGGTAGGTTCGACTCCTACTGTCCACACAACACGGAAGGTAAAGCAGGTGCAGTGGAGCGCCGACTAGCCTTGAAAACTAGGTCTCGGGTAACACCGAGTGGGGTTCGAGTCCTCTTCCTTCCGCAAACAGAGAGTAAACTTACAAGGCGTGAGACTTACCTGCTAAGTAAAGTGGTCGTTTCTTCGGCTGAGGTTCGAGTCCTCTTCTCTCTGCATATTGACTTGGGGCTTATAAGGACAAGCGAGTGGCTGTTAACCACAGGATAGTAGGTTCGAATCCTATCAAGTCAGCAAAAGCGTATTGGGCTAAGGTAGCCAAGTGGATTCCAAACCCACAGGACAGAGTTCGATTCTTTGAGTACGCGCTATGTTATTTAGAACGATTCTAAATAAGAGTAATTGGGAATATATACCGTAGGGGTAGCGGGGCAGTCTGTAAAACTGTTGTCTTAGACTCGGGTGGTTCGACTCCATCTGTTCCCACAATAACTCTCTGTGTCCGAGTGGCGAAGGTAGACGGTTGCAACCCTGAAAGTCGCAGGTTCGAGTCCTGTCAGAGAGTCTATTATTATTTTTGTATCTTTGTCAAAAATGATATAAAATGGATAAAATAAATTTTGCAAAAACTATGGCTTCCTTTGAAAGCGGTATGATAACACAATTTGAGGGTAGAGTTCTTTCAAAATTCGGAGATAACCAAGACATAGACAGTGGTGTAACTGAAATGGTATGGAACACGGGCGGTATAGAAATACTACCTTCGGGTAATGATATAACACACATATCTTCTTCTAACGCAGGAGACACTCAACAAGTAAAAATTTTAGGTCACAATTTAATAGGAGACAGAAAACAGTTTACAGTTCAAACTGTAACTTTAGACGGTCAGAATAAAGTAGCTTTAGACACACCATTATTTAGAATATGGAGAGCGTGGAATATAGGTTCTACTGACTTTGCAGGTATTGTATATATTTACCAAGATGATACAGTAGTATTAGGAGTACCTCAAACACAATCTTTAATACACGCTACAATACCTATCGGTACAAACCAAACTAGGAAATGTGCATTATCTGTATGCAGTGATACAGTATTCTTTATAGAAAGATTAATCGCAACTGTAAAAGGCTCTGTTAAAGCTAACGTAGATTTTGAATTACAAATAAAAGAGTTTGGTGGAGTATGGCGTTCTGTAATGCCTTTAAGTATTAGTAGTAACGAATCTTTCAATGAAATTATTTTTGATACTCCATTATATGCACCTGAGAAATCAGACATAAGAGTAATAGCGACGTCGGATACAAACAATGTAAAAGTCTCTGCTGTCTTTAACGGATTCTACCTCGGAATATCTTAAATATTTTTTTCGTATATTTGTAACTAACGTTAATAATTAAACATTTTAAAATGGCAAAAAGAACAACAAAGACTGACCCTAAGAAAAAAGGTACAGCTAAGAAAAAAGGTACGTTAAGTGCGGCACAAAAGAAATTGCTTGACACTCAACAAATATCTGATGCACGTGCAAGAGCAGTAGCAAAAGGTAAAATGACTTGGAATGAGGCTCGTAAGCAACAAAGAGCGCAAGATTCAACTACTATGGTTACAAGAACTAAAGTAGGGAAGAAAGTAAGAAGTTCATCAGAGAACTTACCAAGCAAAAGAAAGTACACGAAAGCAAAGCACAAAAGAGATAATAAAGGAAATATAGTAGCATATTAATATCCATTTTGATATATCAAATATTTTTTGTATATTAGCAATATGAAAACACTACGATTACATACACAGCAACTCTTAGAGCCGAAAAATTTCGGAGAGGGAACTCGTATGCGTATGTGTGACGAAGATTGGAATTAATCAATTCGGTTTTTATTAAACATAACTCTACGAAAGAGCCTCTCAGAAATGAGGGGCTTTTTTTATGGAGTAATCTCTAGGTGTTATGCAGAGGCAACACAACGGTAGTTTGGAACTATCGGCTCGTAGGTTCGAATCCTACCACCTAGACAAATGCCCGAGTAGTATAAATAGGAGTAGTACCCTTGATTTTCACTCAGGATGATGCGGGTTCGAGTCCCGTCTCGGGTACAAATTGGAGTATAGCACAATCGGTGGTGCAGGGGTCTTTGAAGCCCAAGGGTGTAGGTTCGAGTCCTGCTACTCCAACATTTAAGAGCCTGCACGTGCGCCAAATTGGAAAGGCGGTATAGCTGTGAACTATATTACGTGGATTCGATTTCCACCGTGCTGACCACCCCTTGTGACGTAAAAGCGAATGGTAGAGTACCTCGGCTTAAACCCGAGAGTTTTGTAGGTTCGAATCCTACCGAGGGGACAAATAGCTTCGTGCCGTAAAAGCGAATGGTAGAGTACCTAGGTTTAGACCCTAGAGGTTTGTGGGTTCGAATCCCACCGAAGCTACAATGCGTTTATAGTTTAATGGATAAAATTGGTGGTTACGACCCATCGGATGTGAGTTCGAGTCTCGCTAAACGCTCTTTCTTTTTATGGCTGTTCTTTTTAACCAATCGGATATAAGTTCTCCGTCACTCCGAACAGGTTTCTTAGCCATATCTCTTATGATTTCATCTGCTCTATCAAAGTCTTCTTGAGTAAGACCTTTCCATTTAACACCTTTTTTCATCTCTTCTTCTTTCGGGGGGATTACTATAAGAGTACCTTATTATATAGTACCTTTATACTTAGTTTACTTAGACTCTATACAGCTTTAGGTGACCTTATTAGATAGAGTTAGTCCTAGAGAGAAGCATCTTTCAGCTAATCCACTAACTCTTCTCTTTTAAAATCATACAACTTTAGTATGACCTTGATTGAGTAGTATAACTATTTTCAGAAGAAAGATAACTTATCTTCATTAGTACAGGCAGGTTATCTTCGTTTGCCTTGTTGCTTTCGTACGTCCCTGTCTAGCAACTTTATAATCATAATACCGACACGTTATTGTTTCTCCGCAGATATTACAATACAAATATACGAAAAAAAATTGAGACTACCAAATAGGGTACATTGTCTATTTTAGGGGGATACGAGAGGTTTTCTTATTTAGAATCTGTCTAAATAGTCGTTTTTTGATAATATGAATGTACAATACATTTTAATCTGTCATCCTGTACTACGTGAAAAGGTAAAACTAAATAAGTTCCTACTTCAACTGTATCTATAAGATATTGTACAAAGTCTTCTTCACCTTGTTTTAGTGGGAGATAACTGAATACTACGTCGAAGCCCTTATAAAAACTTTCAGGTAGTTTCCGCATATCTTCTATGATATAATTGTAATCCTTCAAATACTTTTCAAAAGAGGCATCTATCTCAACACCTGTTACGTCGAAACCTATATTAGACGCAAACCTAAGTACCTGACCTGAGCCACACCCTAAATCTAATAGTTTCATAGAAGGGGCGTAGATATTTTCTAATTCTCCTAACATAGTGTAAGGAGTAGGTATATTACCCCAATATTCTTTATCTCTTCTATAATCAAAAACACCCTGACTTTTTAAGTAATCAAGGTGTTCTTCGTAGTCTTTTTTATTTGACATCATTAGTATATCATTACCATAAAGGAAGTGTTTACAAGTAAATCATCTACTTTAGTTGTACTAAAGTCGTTAAATGTATTAACATTAATATTAGTTACATCGGCTTTTGAGTCATAAGTTATAGATGTCCTATGTAATACATTAGAAGCATTTGTTAGCGTATTTAAAAACACTAACATTGTAGCAGTTAAGTCTCCGTCTACCGAAGCCGTATAAGTACCTGCCGCACTACGAGCCCAAGTAAATGTAAGACCTGTATCGTTCTGTAATATTGTTGGAACAGGCGCACCTGTACCTGTTTGGTTTAAGATGGCTGAGTAAGCCGTATAACCCACCCCACCACCTGTTTCAAAACCCACTAACGAATCTAAATCGGCAAGTAACAATGCAACCGTAGCATACGCTACGTCAGATGTATTTGTCCAATCAGAGAAAAGGGTTGGTTGTTGTATATACTTTTCTGTATATTTACTTTGAAGTCCTACATAGACTTTCGTTAAATCGGGGTCTCCGTTAGAGTCAACCTCTACCTCATTGTAGACTAATTGGTATTGGTTTTTAGCATATTCCAATCCGTCTAAAGTAAAAAGGTTAGCACTCGAAGTACCTGCTTCTATTTTTGGCATAATTAAAAATTTTAAGTTCGTTCAAAGATACGAAATTTTTATTAGAGATACAGTTAGGGTGTTTTACATAAACATACTATTGTAATAAAACTTTAACCATATGTCGCACTCAACTAAACTACCACTAAATAAAGTTTTAGTACTAATTATGTTCTCTTCTATTTTAGCGTTTAGTTCACAAGTAGCTTCTATAATAGAATATCCTGTTGTCAACAAACCTGTATTTTTCTGTATTTTTATTCTTTTTATTGTTTCCATATTAGTTAGGGTTTTTAACTCCGAAAGGTAAGTATTCAGGTTGTACTCTTGCGTAGAAGCAGTGCATAATTGCCTCTACACCTGTATTATTAGCATTAGATGTCGCTACCACACGTATATCTGAATTAGGTGGCACTAATATAGGTTGGCGGAAAGAGAGTTGCCTTGAACCATTAGCCGAAGCCACAACAGCCGTGTAGGTAGTTCTAAACACATTCCCTTGAGGTCTTATTTGAATAGCGAAATCCACAACTGCGGCTGAGTTCGTTTTGTTAACACTAACAGTAAGTTCTGTTAATATTAAAAACTCGTCGTAACAAGTGGATAATGCCGCCTTAAGACTTTGGTTATCTTCGGGGTTTACTGTCAAGTGTATAGTTGTAGGGTCATTAGGTACTCCTGCTGTTATAGCGCCATCCTGATATACATATACTGTACCAACAAAATCAGAGTTGTCTGAATTAAATAAACGTTGTACTCTGTGCATACCTAATGGTAAAACTACTTTATTTTGACCATCTAAAGTGACAGGTTGTGATACAAATATTAAATCTCCGTCCGCATCTATTGTATGTCCTTGAACAGTAATAGTTTGTGTATCTGTTGCGTCAGAAGAAGATACAGTATCTATCTCATTACCTGTTACATAAGTTTCGTCACCGCCTGTATTCCACACAGTCTCTTGAACAAGGGCGTCTATATCTAAGTTTTTACCAAACTTTATTACGTATCCACCGTGAAGGTCTACATCTACCCTTTTGTCGAACTTTTTATATATAAGGTTCTCCCAAACTACAAAATCATCTTTTTTCATAATACAAATATAAGAAATTAAGGTACATAAAAATTTATTATCTTTATAAGACTATGAAAAAATTCTTAAAGTTCTCTATATTATTTATATTAATCTCAACTCTATTTCTACGGTGCTGTGCAACTAAGACACAGCCCGTACAAGTAGATTTCTTCGCGTATAAATACGTACATGAATTCAAAGCAGAAGCAGAATTAGAAGGTATCGACCCTGAGATTATTAATGACAGTATCCAAGATATTGTATTCTACCCACTAGATAAAAACTACTACGGACTATACTCTAAAATCAACAAACAAATAGTATTAAATTCTTTATACGCTTACGACACAATAGTATTAAAGAAAACTATTTATCACGAATTAGGACATCTTTACGGTCTTGACCACGACACAGGTGGTATAATGGGTACAGGTATTTCCGAAGAGCAAATACACAAGCTATACTGTCCCAACGATGGCGGGTCTGATAAGATTTGGGAAGTCCACAAAGCGTACCTCTTCTACAAGATAAGAAAACACCTAAGAGATTTGGATAAGTCAAAATAAATTTGTATATTGGGATATGAAAAAAATATTCCTATTGTTGCTACTTGCAACTACTATGGCATTCAGCCAACAGAAAGAAGGTAATGTAGACTCATTGAAAATCTACAAACCTAAGAACCATAAAGTATTAAAAGTACTAACCAATCCACAACTTCTTGAAAGAACTTTAGACTCTCTTAGAGTGGCTGAGAAAACTGACGTATTTAACGTAGTCGCCTACTTAGACAACGGTATCGTCTTACAATGTACATTCAGAAAGAAACACTACTCAAAATCAAACTAATATGATAAATAGACTTATAAAAGCACTTAGAAACAGAGAAGTTGAGATAGCAGGTCTCAAAGAGAAGTTAAATCACGCCACTAGATTAGCAAGTACATTAGAGGAAGCACTCACAGACGAGATGCAGAAGAACGCGAGACTACGTAAAGGTATGATGTTAGCGAGCAAAGAAATCAGCAGACAGCGTATAGAAATCAACTCAATTCAGAAGTCTTTCGAAAAAAATAAAGCGTAAAGTCTGTTAAACATTTGGTAGTTTCAAATATTTTTCGTATATTAGCATCAGAGAAATGTTAAAAAACCGAAAATTATGAACAATTCAAACAGAATTTCAACAGATTACATCGTTTATTACAGAGCAAGTACAGAAAAACAAAGAGACGGTCTAGGATTAGACGCTCAGAAGCAAGCAATCAGTAAATTCCTACAAAACTATGGTGGAAATATTATAGATGTAGTAGAAGAAATCGTATCAGGCGGTTCTCTTGACAGAAAAGGGTTCGACAAAGCGTTAAGATTAGCTAAAGAAACGGGCGCAACACTATTAGTTCACAGAATTGATAGACTTTCTAGGTCAGGATTTATGACTATTGCTTTATTAGAGCAAGAAAAAGTCAACTTCATCGAAGCAGACGCACCTAATGACTCTGCTTTTTCAAAAAATATCAAATTTTTAGTGGCAAAAGAAGAAAAAGAGAAGATTCAATCGAGAGTTAAAGGAGCATTAGCTGAAATTAACACGAAGATTGCAGAGAATGGCTACCACATAAGTAAAGCAGGAAACAAAATTACCTCTTTAGGAAGCCCTCAGAACTTAACTTCTTTCGCAAGGGAAAAATCTATTGCATCAAGAAGAGAAAAAGCGCTGAATAACCCTAATAATAGAAAGGCTTACTCAGTAATTGAACTTATGCAAGGGGAAAGTTTGCGAAAGGTGGCTTCCTTTCTTAATGAGAACGGTTTTATGACCTCAACAGGTAAGACATTTAGCCCTGTACAAGTGTCCAACCTTAAAAAACTATACTCATAAGGGGTGTCTAAACCACTTAAAATATATATTTGTATATTTGTAAATATTAATAACTAAAAAATAACAATTATGAGTAAAGGAATTGCGGCAATGTCTTACTTAGACCCTGCTGAAATAGTATTTGCATCAGGAAACCCTTGTTCTATTCCTGCAATTAAGGCAGGATTAAATAAAGTGGCACAAATGCAACAAGAAGGTACGGCTGACGGTACATATTCCGCAGAACCGTGTTTAATGAATCAACCATTTGCTAGTTGCTCTTGGGATATAGTAGTTGCAGACGGTAATGTTGCAGGAGACTACCAATTAACATTTAACGCAGAGGAAACTTTCCGTTCAGATTCACTTAACCGTGCGGCTTTATCAACACGTAGACCGATTGACTTTGGTTTAGCGGCTAATACAAATGAGTTTACAGTTCGTTCAGTTCTTGCTGTTTTAAAATTCATTGAAAAATTAGAGGATAAAGTAGCTAAGACAGGTGTAGGAGCAACAGGAGACGCAACCTATACAAACATAGTACTTAATGGTTCAACACCTTACGAAAGTTTTACTTGGACAGTAACTAAATTAGGAGATGTTTACACAGTAGTATCAACAGCAAGTAGCTAAAATAATATAACATGGGAAGAACAAAGGCGCTTTCAAGCGGGACATATAAAGGCTACTTAGGTTTTAATGCAGGTAAAAATAATGAAAAAGTTTTCAAAGGTCTAATAAAAGTAATAGACGAACAAGTTGTAAACAGAGACATTATTGCAGTAGATGTATTTAACTCAGGTTTTGCTGTTAAAACAAGTGACCCGTATAATAGCGGAGACGGTGTTATTACACACCCTCAACCACTGAAAGTATCAATTTCAATAAATGGTGCTACAATAGTTGCGGGAACTACTTTATCAGTTAACGGAAGATTATATACAGCAGTAAGTGGTGCTAAAGCAGACAATACAGAATTTGACATATCAAGCGCGAATGGGGCTACAATAGCGGCAGATATAGTTGATTCGTTTACTAATGATACAAGACCTCAGACAGTTGGAGAGGTTATATTAGGAGCAAATCAAACAAACCCTGTTGATTTTGTACAAAATGACCCTGATTATTATGGGGTTAAAGGAACAGTAACACCTATTTCTGTAACAGGATTAGGATTATCAGCAGGCGGAGCAAGTGGTGGTTTTTTTATAGGAGACGATTCAGACGCTTATGTTGACGAATTGTTTGCAGTTCATAGCGGAGTTATAAATAATTCAGCTTTAACAATAAGAAGACCTATTGAAATAGAACTTGATATGACCACTGTTGAGAGTACTCCAAACATAATGTCAGGAGTATTAAACTTAATAAACAATTTTGAAAAGAACGTAGCTAAGTCAGGTAATGGCGCTACGGGAGATGGCACATATAGTAATGTCTTAGTAAAAGGTAAAACCCCTTGGGAATCACAAACTTGGGAAATAACTAAATCAGCAGATTATTATTATTGTGAAGCACAATAACTAAGAAAGGAGATTAACATATATCTATTAAGGCGGGCTAAGGCTCGCCTTTCTTATTTGCATATGTCAGATATTTTTCGTATATTAGTACTATGAAAGAGGACAATATTGACGTAAGGAGAAATACTGAGGGCAGTTTGCACCACACGGTGTCAAACGACCTCATTATAAGAAGAAAACCTCTAAAGAAACAGACTGACTTTAAAAAGAGAGTTAAGTCTTCTAAAGCAGAATATACGTTCCTACAATGGCATCACGCTATTTGGAAATGGGCAACAGCAAACCATAAGCTGACGCCTCGGGAAATAGGTGTTCTTCTGTATATATATCCATTAATAACTTTTACTTCGCGCGAATTTGCGCAGGCTTTAAGCGAATTGGGGTCTTCCGACAAAGGAACACTTGTAAAATTCAGGAAAGATGGTTGGGTTAATGAATGGAGTAAACAAGGTAGAACTATAACTTATGTCTTAAGTAGCAAAGCAAATACTTTGGTGGCTCGTATGCACAGAATGTATATGTCCGAAGAAGAGATACCCACAAGCGCAAGACGTAATGTTATAGCAAGAAAGAAAGACAAAAGTAGTGAAGAGTTGATGGGTCTCTTCAAAATGTTTAATCAAAAAGTAAAAGAAAAGAATGAGCAAGATGAACGTAGAAGAAATCGCAAGGCTAACACACGAAGTAAATAGATTGTATTGTCAGAGAATAGGAGACAATAGTCAAGTGCCTTGGGAAGATGCACCTGATTGGCAAAAAGAAAGTGCTATACAAGGTGTACAATTTGTTTTAGATAACCCTAAAGTAACTTCAAACAGTTGCCACGAGAATTGGTTAGAGAAGAAAATTGAAGATGGTTGGGTTTACGGAAAGGTAAAAGACGAGGAAGCTAAGACACATCCTTGTATGGTAAAATATTCAAGCCTACCACCTGAACAAAGAGCAAAAGATAAGATTTTTAAGGCAATGGCTTTAGGCAAATAATTCCATATTTATATAATGAAGACGAGGGTTACAGGTAAACTGTGACCCTTTCTTATTGCCTAAGATATAATTCGTATATTTGTAAAAAGATTTTTTAAAACTATGGCGCCGAAAAAGAAACCCTATAAACAACTAGGAAGAACCGCAAAATATTACCGCAATAATCCAAAGGCTCGAAAGAAGAAAGCTGAGACAGACACTAAGATAAACGCTAGGTCTGAACAGAAGAAAAAAAGAAGAGAGTCAGGAAGAGCGAGAACCAAAGCTAAACAGCAAGGTAAAGATATTAGAGGTAAAGACTACGACCACAAACAGGGTAAATTCATTAGTTCAAAAGCTAATAGGGGTCAAAATGAAAAATCAAGAGTAAAAGGCTCTACAAGACGTAAACGTTCAGGGAGCAGAGGTAGAACAAGATAAATAATAAACATGAAATTAAAAGACATTTTTAAAACAGTAGAAGGTATTATAGTATTATCAGCTTTTGTGGCTATAATAGTAACAGGTGCTAAGATGTTCGCTTGGTTAGGACTAGGTGGATATGTTGTAGCAAACCTAAATGGTGGAATTGCTAAAGCAAAGAAAATCATTAACTCAATCGTAAACTATGTAAAAAACCTTTTAAATAAAGAATAATATGAAATCAGTACTATTGTTCTTTAGTAATCTCTCTAAATTGAAGAAACTCGCTCTATTAGTTTCTCCAATATTAACTCTATTGCTTTCTATGAAAACCGCTTTAATAGGACTGTCCATCCTAATACTATTGGATTTACTTACGGGTATAAGAAAAAACCTTCACCAAAAAGGTATTTCTTTTAATCCGTTAAAAAAACAATTTTGGAAATCTATTAAAAGCTATCTTCTTAGGCAGACATGGAGAAAGACGTATGAGTACGGGATAGGAATAGTAGTAGTTATTATTTTCGAATCATTAGTGTTCGGAGTAACATCAGTAGAAGTTATGGATAAATCCTTTACGATTTCAGAACTAGCAGTAGTAATACCTGCTATAATTGAAACGTGGAGCATATTTGAAAATTTAGAAGAAGTATCTAAAAACAATGTACTTAAAAGACTTATTACTCTCCTTCCTCAAGGTGTTCAAAACCTTTTTACAGGCGAGAAGAAAGAAGACGATTATGGGATATAATTTTGGAAATAGTAGTAGAGAAAAATTAAACACTTGTCATATAGACTTGCAACACATAATGAAACTTGCTATAACAAAGTCAAAAATAGATTTTGGTATAACAGAAGGACATAGGTCTTTAGAAAGACAGAAGCAACTCTTTGATGAAGGTAAGTCTAAAATAGACGGAATAAACAAAAAAGGTAAGCACAATTACTTTCCTTCTTTAGCAGTTGATATTTACGTATATCATCCTGACTTAAATACAAGAAGAAAGTTAGCTTATGATAAAAAACACTTATCTTATATAGCAGGTATCATAGATGCCTCAACAGAAGAATTGCTTTCTAAAGGTGTTATAAGCCACACAATAAGATGGGGCGCTAATTGGATTCAGATGGAATAATTGATTACGACCAAAGTTTCGATGACTTCCCACATTTTGAATTAAAAGCAATATAATGAAAATCAAACAAATTATAATAGGAGTAGTAATAGGACTTGCTATAATGTTTACATTAAAAGAGTGTAATACAGAAATTATAGAAGTGCCTGTTAGAGTAGAGGTAGAAGTTCCCGTAGTAGTAAAAGAATTTGATACTATATATGAACCTGTACCCGTACCATATACTGTTGTAGAATTAGATACAACATTAGTAGAAGAGTATAAAAAGGCAAACGATAGTCTTAAACAAGAAATATTTAATAGTGCTGTTACTGTAAGAGAGTATAAAGAAATCTTTGAAGATTCAATACAAACTATAACAGTAGGGGCAAATGTAACAGGAACACTTAACTCACTATCAGTTGGCTATG